AAAAGGCGAAATTACTGAAGCTGAATTTAAAACTTTGAGTCAAAGCATTGGAACCACGACGGTCGCATTTGATGAAAGAATTTCTGCTTCTGGCGGTTTTAACATGGAAACTCCTTCTCCAGAAGAAGCAGAAGATGAAAATCAAAAATATTTAGGCATTTCAGCAATTAGTGAAGAGGATATCCTTAAAAAATTGACAGAAGAAGATATTCAATATCTTACTTTAAAATGGGGACAGTTATATCGTCCGTCACAATGGGTAAAAATGGAAGAGCTTTACCAAAAGTACGCTACTGAGTATGAGCTTAATGTAGATCGTGAAGCCACTTTAAAGATGATTTGTAAAACTCAATTAAAAATGGATGAAGCTCTTGACATGGGCGATTATACCGCTTATAAAAATCTAGCTGGCGTTAATGATCAAGCACGAAAATCGGCAAAATTCACAGAAAGTCAGAACAAAGAAGAAACAAATACTGCTTTTCTTGATTCTATCGGTGAATTAGTGCGGCTGTGCGAGCAAGAAAAAGGCATTATTCCTCAATATGTTGATTTTGAAGCAGAACCGCAAGATAAAATTGATTTAATTATTAAAGATATGCAATCTTATACTTATAACCTAGTTAAAAATGAACAGGGTCTTGGAGATCTTATCGAATCTTATATTAAGAAACTAGAAGAAGCTCAAGAAGCAAAAAATGAAGATTTAATGCGGGGACTCGCTACAAATATTGATGAAGAAAGCGCAGATGCGGCAACAGATGATGATTTTCAAGATTTTCAAGATTTCTTAGACGAAGAAGAACAAAGAGATTTAGATTTAGCTGCCGCAAAGGAGCAAGAAGCGGAAGAATTACTCTCTTCTCTTGGGAGGGGTAATTAATGTCACTTGCACAAATTTTAAATACAAACAAAAAAATAGAGAATAAAAAAACAATAGATGTTAAAGATATTACAGAAGAAAGATTACTGCAAAATATTGATAAGTTTAGAAAGATAATTTCTTATTGGAGATGGTATCCTGATAAATTTGTCGATTTTCTTTGTAATTTAAATCCTAAAAATAGTTTTCATCTAACTTTTTCTCAAAGAATTGTATTGCGATGCATGTTACGATACAACGTTTGTTATATCACTGTTTGCCGTGGTTATAGTAAAAGCTTTATGGCAGTACTTGCGCAAATGATTAAATGTATTCTTTATCCTGGTATGAAAATTTTTGTTGCGGCGGGCGGTAAAGGCCAATCTGCGGCGATCGTCTCAGAGAAGCTTAATGAATTATGTCAATTAATTCCTATGCTTTCTAAAGAGGTTATGTGGGACACCCGCAATACTGTATTAAAAACTCGTCAGACAAAAGATGAAGTTAGATACAGCTTTTTCAGTGGAAGCCTATTGGAAAACTGCCCTGCTACCGAATCGGCAAGAGGACGTCGTTATCAAGCAGGAACAGCAGAAGAATGTGTTACAATTAATCAAGATATTCTCCAACAGGTTCTTATTCCAACAATGACCGTTCAACGTAGGGTTAATGGTGTGGTTGATCCAAGAGAAGCAATGAATCAAAGTTTAATTTATATCACAACTGCCGGATACAGAGGGACATTCGCTTATGATACTTTAATTGAGACTCTTTGTAAAATGGTTGGTAATCCGGGGTCTGCCTTTGTGCTTGGTGGAACTTGGCGATTGCCGGTAGTAGATGGATTGCAAGGAAAAGATTTTATTGCTCGACAAAAAATGGATGGTACTTATAAAGCAGAATCTTTTGAACGCGAATTTGAAAGTTGTTGGGCAGGAAATACCGAAAGTTCGTTTTTTGATTTTGAAAAACTTCAGAGACAAAGAGTTTTAAACCTTTCTGAAAATAAATATAATACCAAACTTCCAAAGAATGGTTATTATTGTATGGGCGTAGACGTTGGACGTTTTAATTGTCAAACAGAAGCCGTTATTATTAAAGTGACTCCACAAATAAACGGGACTCCTTTGAAACAAATAGTAAATATTTACTCTTGGGAGGAAGAGCATTTTGGACTACAAGCCATTAATTTAAAGCGTTTATTTAATCAATTTAAATGCAAAATTTGTGTAGTAGACGGTAATGGCATGGGAGCAGGATTGGTTGATTTTTTGGTTACAGACCAGCAAGATCCAGATACCGATGAAATGTTGTATAATTGGGGCGTATACAATGACGATGAACATCGTTATAAAAATTTTGTCACACCCGATACCATTCATAATGCAATGTATATCATGAAAGCAAATCAACCAATTAACTCAGAATGTTATTCTTACACTCAATCGCAATTATTACATGGAAAATTAAGGTTTTTAATTGATGAAAGAATTGCAAAAGAAAAACTTTTAAGTCAAGTGCAAGGACAAAAAATGTCTGCGGAACAGCGTGCAGAATATTTGCGCCCTTACGTACAAACAAGTATTCTTCATACACAAATGGTAAATATGATTAGTGAAAATGATGGCGCGAATATCGTTCTTAAACCAAGCACTAGAAAAATTGCGCACGATAAAATGTCTGCCTTAATTTATGGATTATACTGGTGTAAAATGGAAGAAGATAAATCTCATAAAAGAAAATCTAGAGATTTAAGTAAATTAATGTTATATAGTCCTATGAGAAATTAATATTTTGGACAAAGATGAATAAAAATATTGCCTTAGTTTCTAATTATTATTAGAAATTAAAAACAACCAAAATTTTATGGGACAAAAAAGAAGAAAAAGGAAGTTCTAAAAAATATATATTTTAACAAAGAACTTTTCATTAAGGAGATGAAATACTATAATGATGAGTTCTAATTTAGAAAGAAAGATTCATTATATTTTAGAAGATAATGACATTCCTTTTGCAGAAGAATATGAATTTTCTGATCTTGTTGCATCGTCAGGAAGACCTCTTCGATTTGATTTTGCTATTTTTGACGATTTAGGAGATTTAGATTTTTTAATTGAGGCGCAAGGAATTCAACATTATCAAGCTCGTCCCCAATTTGGAGGAACCAAAGGGTTATATCGTCAACAATATAATGATCAAAGAAAGAAAAAATATTGTTCAGAGCATGATATTAATTTGGTAATAATTCCTTATTATGATGAGCCAATTTTATCTTATGATTATATAATGCGTCTTGCCGGATATAGCTTTTAAAAGGAGGTGAAATGGCTACTTTTAGAGATAAAGATATGCGAGATTTTCGCATTACTTCTCAGCAAAAAAATTCTCGTTCTACTGATTTTAATAAGATAAAAGTTGGCAATAAAGTATTAGCTAATGACGTAGTTGCGACAGCTTTATTAAATAAAAATCGTTCTCTTAAATTTACTAAAACAGATGTAGAACAAGCGATAGAACAAAGAAATATACAAACACTTCGTTCAATTTCTAATTTTTTCTTTGAAAGTAGTGGTATTTACTCTAGGCTATGTCGTTATATGGCATATCTTTTTAGGTATGATTGGTTTGTGACCCCAATTGTTTACGATTCTAAAATTAATACAGGAAAAATTATTGAAGGCTGGTATAAATCTGTTGTTTTATTAGAAAACAGTGGATTAAAAAAGAGTTTTGGTGATATAGCCTTATCAGTAATTAAAAATGGTTGTTATTATGGATACTTAATTAAACAGCCAGATGCAGTTTTTCTTCAAGAGCTTCCTGTTAATTATTGTCGTAGTCGTTACAAACTAAATGGACGACCCGCAGTAGAATTTAATATAAAATATTTTGAAACAGAATTTAGAGATGTAAATTATAGAATTAGAGTATTAAAACTTTTTCCAAAAGAATTTCAAAAAGCTTATATAGCATATAAAAATGGAAATTTGGTTAAAGATTTTCAAGGAGATGAAACCGGATGGTTTCTCTTAGACCCAGCTATGACTGTCAAGTTTAATTTGAGTAATAGTGACGCACCACTATTTATTCCAGTTATTCCCGCAATCATAGACTTGGATGATGCAAAGGATTTAGACAAGAAAAAGAGAGAACAAGAATTATTAAAAGTTCTTATTCAAAAAATGCCTATTGATAAAAATGGCGATTTAATCTTTGATCTAGATGAAGTTGCAGAGCTTCATAGAAATGCTGTAGAAATGCTTTCTCAGGCTATTGGAATTGATGTTTTAACAACCTTTGCGGATGTTGACGTTGCAGATCTTTCAGATAAAAGTAATGCTTCTACTGTAGATAAACTCGAAAGCGTTGAAAGAGGAGTTTATAATGAAGCAGGCGTTAGCCAAATGCAATTTAATACAGATGGTAATATTGCATTACAAAAATCTATTGCAAATGACGAAGCAACCATGAGAGATTTGATTTTCCAATTTGAAGAATTTTTACAATTTCTTCTAATTCCTTTCAATAAAAATCCAAAACGTTTAAAGTATAGAGTAAATATGTTACCAACTACAGTTTATAACTATGTTGATTTGTCAAAACTCTATAAAGAACAAACTCAAATTGGATTTTCTAAGTTATTGCCGCAAGTTGCTCTTGGTATGGATCAAAGCACCATTATGGCAACGGCGTTGTTTGAAAACGGCATATTAAATCTTGATGATTTATTTATACCTCCACAAATGTCTTCTACTATTAGTAAAAAGGACAGTGCTAATGGTAGTGAGACTGGACAGACTCAAAATAAAGTTGGTAGACCAGAAAAAGCCGATGATGAAAAATCTACTAAGACTATTCAGAATATTGAAAGTCAAGGATAAAATTGAGTCAATTGGATAAAAATAAAAAGTATAGAAGGTGAATATATGAATCAAAATCGCTCAGTTGCGACAATTGAAGCTCCAGAGTTTATCAATATTCAACCTTATAATCCACTAATTTCAGAGTGTGAAATTAAAGTTCTTTATCTTGGAGAGAATAGAAACCATTCTTTTATAGATAAAAATACTGCAATTCAAATGGCTAATTCTTTACCTGGAACGCCAATAGTTGGAGCCTATCGTAAAGATGTGGAGGACTTTGGTGATCATGGTCATATTATGCACCTTGAAGATGGTAAGATAACCTTTTCCTGTAAGACTGTTCCTTATGGTTTTGTAGCACCAGATGCGCAGGTTTGGTTTAAAAAATTTATTGATACCGACGCTTTTGGGCATGAGGTTGAACGTGAATATCTAATGACCAAAGGATATCTGTGGACAGGTCAATATGAAGAAGCAATGCAGGCCGTCCAACAAGGAAAAGGCCAGTCTATGGAATTAGATGAAAACACTCTTAATGGTGAATGGGAACTTGATAACCAAACTGGTGTTGAATTTTTTATTATAAATGATGCAATTTTTAGTAAACTTTGCATTTTAGGTGATGACGTTGAGCCTTGCTTTGAAGGCGCGGCAATCACAGCTCCAGAAATCTCAAGTAAATTTAGTTATAATGATTTTTCTAATACTTTATTTACTATGATAAATGAATTAAAAGAAGCGCTAAGAAACAAAGGAGGCTTAGAAATGCCTAATGAGTTTACTGAAGCGGCTATCGATCATTCTTCTGAGGATTCCATTCAAGAACCCAATACAGTTTTTGTAGATGAAGAAAATTCAGAAGTAGAAGAAGAGAATTCTTCAACTGAAGAAGAGAATCCTGTAGAAAATACAACATCTGATGAAAATACAGATAAAGATGAAGATGAACCTTCAGATGAATCTGAAAACAATGATGACGACGATGATGAAGAAAATTCTAATAGGCGTCGAGCATATGAACTTATGCAAGAAGAATATAATCTTCTTCAGTCAGAGAATGAAGCACTTCGTCAAGAATTAGCTCAGCTTAAAGCTTTTAAGTTAGAAATTGAGGGTCAAAAGAAAGACGCTCTTATCAATAAATATTTTATGCTTAGTGACGAAGAAAAAGCAGATGTTATTGCTCATAAAAACGAGTATTCTTATGAAGAAATTGAATCAAAACTTGCCGTTATATATGTACAAAAAAATGTAGATTTTTCTATGATAAATGAAGAGAACGAAGAAACAGAAGATGATCCTTCTACGACTTTTTCTCTAGAGGATACTGTTGAAAGTGTTCCTGCTATTGTAGCAACACTTCGTAAAATTCATAAATAATTTGTTATAAGGAGGACGTTGAATGTCACTTGCTATTAAGCGTAGCGATTATGGCTATGGCGTAGTAGAAGATAATCATCTTTCCGCAAAACGTTCAGGCCATGTATATGCTCAACTGCCTGCAGCTTCAACTATTACTGAGCTAGAGAATGGGCAGTATGTAAAATATGATTATGCAGCTGGTGAATGCAATTTCACTGGTGAAGGTCGTTTTATGATGGTTTATAATGAAGAGAAACTTTATGATGAACGTCATCAAATGCACCGTGATTATGTCATGAAAGCCGATGACTTTTATGATGGTAAGATGTATCCTCGCGTAATTGCGATGGAGCTTGGTGATATTTATACAACCAATTGCGTAAAAGATGGTACTTATGCTGTTGGTAATAAACTTGTTGTAGGGTCAACTGGTATTCTTGAACCTCTTAGTGGAACTGCTGCCGCAGGCCAGCCTGTCCTTAAAGTTGTTAAAGAATATACTATGCCCGATGGAACCCCTGGCCTTAAGCTTCAATGCATCGCCTAATTTGAAAGGAGGAAATAAATAATGGAATATTCAGATCTAAAGAATCTTGCTATTATCGCTTGTAAAGCAGATAAAACTAATCCTGTTGCATACTCCTTTGGCGATGAAAAATGGTCACTTGGAGAAGTTAATGATGCTCTTCGTGTAGAGTTTGAGCAACTAGCTCCTAAAGGAGATTATTATACTTATAAACAGAATCAAAACACTATTTTCCGTCTTATCTCAGAAACTATTGATGAGATTTTACCCGCTCGTGTAATGGATCAATATATGCGTTTTGCTGATGTTCAGCACGTCGGGCAAGGAGAAAAAGCTGTTTTCCGTACCCGTATTACTGAGGCTTCTAAACGTCGAGCCAAGGCTTTCGTAACTCGTGTAGGACTTGCAGGTCGTTATGAAACTTTCATGCTTGATGGAAATGAAGTTGTAGTTGAGACTGGGGCTATTGGCGCAGCTGCTAAGATTGGCTTTGAGGAATTCCTCGATGGTCGTTGGCAATTCTCTGATTTTACCTCTCTTGTTCTTGAGGGTATTGATGAATTTATTTATCGAGAGATTGCAAAAGAATTAGCTGCTATGACTGCTAATCTTCCTATGTCTAACCTATATTCCGGTTCTGGCTTTAGCGAGCAAGACATGGACGAACTTCTAGCTATCGCTGATGCTTATGGACATTCCGCAATTTATTGTACTTTTGAGTTTGCATCCAAGATGATTCCTAGCCAAAATTGGATTTCTGGGGACATGAAAAATCGGATGTGGGAACAAGGATACCTTGGAAATTATAAGGGCCATGATGTAATTATTATGCCCCAATCAATTGATTTTGATTATAAACTAAATACTCGAAAGGCAATTGATCCTTCTAAGGCATATATCATTCCAACAGGAGCAGAAAAACCAATTAAGATTGTTTTTGAAGGCTCTACTCAAGTTCGAGAAGTCGAAGATAATGATGACTGGAGCCGAGATATGCAAACTTATACTAAGGTTGGCGTCGCTGTTCTAACTCAACAATATTGGGTTTGCTGCTACGAAAACACTGATTTAACTTTTGCTACTCGCTAATAAAAAATGTTAAGGGGAGAGATAATATTTCTCTCCCCTTTTTTGAGATATAAGGAGATAATTATATGATAGAAGATACCCAAGAAATTGAAGTTGTTAATATGACGAATCATAAAGTTGGATATAATCTTGGCGATGAAAATATTCATCGAACTTTACAGCCCGATGAGCATAGAAAGATTCTTGCGGGAGAACTTAGGAAACTAAATTATCAAAAAGGTGGCCATATTCTTTTAACTGATTATTTAAGTGTAAAGAATGCGGAGCTAGCTCGAGAATTTGGTGTTAATGTTGATGATCAAATTGAATATAATTGGACTTCAACAGATATAGATCGAGTTCTAAACGAAGGATCTTATGACGAATTAATGGATGCAATGGATTTTGCGCCAGAAGGTATTAAACAACGTCTTGCGGCAAGAGCTGTTGAGTTAAAAATTAATGACAGTAATAAGAGAAAAATTATTACTGATAAATCTCCATATGATATTGATGCTCAAATTAAAAATGTAGAAATTGCAACAGCAAATGTTGAACCCGTAGTTGAAGAACCCAAAAAACGTCGCGCAGCTACTCGTGGAAACAATGAGCGTAGGGTACAAAAAGATTAAACTAAAAGGAGGTTGGTTTTTATGAGTACCTCTTTTCAAGATACAGAAGATCTTTTTTTAAATAAAATTACAGATGACATGTATATGGAGTTAACAGAAGAAGAAACTCTTGAAATGTTAAATGAAATTTTATTAGCTGCGCTACCTTATTTTGAATTTCCCGCACAAGATATTATGGGAAGCGTAGATATAGAAGATGAATCTTTTGTATTAGATTTAACTTATGAAGAACAAAATATTATCGCTACTTATATGGTAGTTGTGTGGTTAGGTTTCCAGTTGGCAAATGTTGATTTGGTTAGACAAAAATATAGCGGAAGTGATTTTTCTTTTACAAGCCAAGCCAGCCATATGAAACAATTAAATAATTTACGAGAACAATACAAACAAGAAGGTTTCCATCTTCAAAGGCTATATAACAGAAGAGAGAAAAAACTGGACGGATCTATTGGATCTACCTTCTGGAAACTTCGGAAAGAAGGGACTATAAGGGAATGATTAATAGATATGGTATTGAAACTAATACAAATATGATTCTTGAAAATTTAACAAGAATTGGTTCTCAAATTTTTAAACTTCTTCCTTATAACGAAGAAGGGGAAGATTGGATTAAACCATTAGAAACTTTATGCATTGAAATTAATGGTTTACAATATTTATTTCCTAATGATAAAGATATTTTTACTCTAAGTTGTAAACTAGAAGGACTACGACAAGAAGGAGTAAAAATAGATTTTATGCTTTTCCGCAGAATGATTTTTGAAATGTGTAGTTTAGTTGGAACGATTAAAAACAAACTAATAAAGGAGGGGTAGCCATGTCTTTGTCAACCCTCCAAAGAAGAGTAAATTGGCTCGGAGGCAATCAATTACAACGTATTAATAAACAAAAACTGCGTTCTTTATTATGGGCATTAAAAAATGATTATAATAGTAGAACAATTAAAGTTTTAAATACAGATGCGACCTTTCAAGCTTTGATTAATTTAGACAATTTAAAACCAGATTATGACAGAAAAATTATTTCTGTTCCATTTGATTCAAAATTGGAACCAGGAGATGTTTTTCAATGTCTTGATGATAAAACTAAATGGATGGTTTATCTTCCTCATTTGACAGAAACAGCTTATTTACATGCAGATATAATTCGATGTCGTTATCAACTAACAGTAAATGATAATATTTATGATATATATTTTCAAGGAATGACAGAAACAGATGTTCCTTGGAGATTGAAGAGAAGCGTAAACTTTAATGAGTTGAATTGGTCTGGAACGGTTTATATTAAAAATAATGACGAAACAAGGAATTATTTTAATAGATTTACTAAAATACAAATTGATGGTAAACCATATGAAGTTGAAGTAGTCGATTGTATTTCTGTTCCAGGCATTATTGAACTCGAATTACTTGAAGATTTTTCTAATACCGTAAAAGATCTTCCAAAAATAACTATTACACAAGAAACTGAAGAAGGTATTATTGGAAAAGATCATATTTATCTAGGAGAAAAAGCTAGTTATACAATTCCTAGTGACTTAACAATTGAAAATGGTCAATGGGAAATAATCACAGAAAATGATGAGAATATTTCTATTCTTGTTTCTAACAAAGATTATTGCGTTCTTCAAGTAAAAGAAAAAAACATCGACAGTTTTATTTTAAAATATGATAATTATACAAAAACAATTTTTGTCGATGAAACGCCTGCCGCAATCATTGAAGGAAAAACAGAAGTTTACCCTTATGATATTGTCACTTATTCTTTGATAGATCCTTCTTCTATTGGAGATTTTTCTATTGATGATAAAACAAAGGCGCATATTGTAAAAACAACTAAAAACAGTTGCACTATTGAGATTTTAACTAGTAAGAAAACTGTTTTTAATTTAATTGTTACTGTTGATAATAAAGTTCATAATATTCCTATTACTGTATTATCTTTTTAACCGGAAGGAGTTTAAAATAAATGAAAATTCAAAATTCAATAATTGAAAAAAATTTTAAAACTACCTTCGCCTCTATTACAAAAGATCAGGAAGTAATTTGGAAAAAATTGTTTATTGAAAGCCGACCTTATAGTGATAAATTAAAAAGGCTTTTAATTATTAACACTCCAGATTGTTTTGATGAAACTCAATATCAATACACTAAAAAAATAAATTCTTATTCTCTTAAAGAATTAAAAGAAAATAAATATATTCAAACAGTGCCTAGAATTCCTCTAGAAGGTTATCCTGAAGTAAAGTCTTATATTGTTTTAGAGTTTGATGGGGTATATCCTTCTGAAAATCCTGAATTTACGAATAAAACAATTTCTTTTACGATTATTAGTAATTTAGATCAATGGGAATTGGATGATTATCAAATTAGACCCTGGGTTATAGCTGGATATATAGATGGTATTTTAAATCATACTAGATTATCTGGTATTGGTTTATTAGAACTAATGGGAGCTCAATCTGTCGTTTTCAACGAAAATTTTGGTGGTGTAATTTTAAGATACACGGCTACAAATGGTCGAGAAGATGACGAGGTAGAAAATCCAAATATTCCTGCTAATACATATGTTGCGCAAAGCGCATAGGTGATTTTATGGATTTAAAAGGAGAAATTATTGCTCTTGCTTTATCTGGAGCTCAAATTAAAATAGATAGTTGTAATATTGCTATTACACAACCAAAAATAAAAGATATTATTATTTTTGGAGAAGATCAATTTTTGTTTAATGTACAATTATTAAGTAAAACAGATCAATATATTAGAGAAATAAAAATGGACAACCCTGAATTAAATATTGTTTCTAATTTTAATATATTATTAGCAATGATTGAACAGGATAAAAGCATTAAACAGCAAATAGTGGATTTTTTAAATTTTATTTTTCCTAATTATACAACTATTGAAATTACACAAACAGAAATTAGTTTTAAAATTGAAGAAAAAATTGTAGGTCAAATTAATCCTGTAAACTTTCAAGATTTTCAATTTATTTTACAATTACTTTTTCTTCCTAAAAACGAAAAAAATGGAGAGATAGAATATAATCCAGAAGGAGCCAAAGCTAAAGAAATTACAGAAAAAATCTTAGCTGGTCGGAGAAAACTTCAGCAACAAAGGCAAGCAGAAGAGCAAAAAGAATCTTTGTTTGCGTTATATACTTCTATTCTTTCTATTGGATTAAGAATGGATTTAAATGTTCTTATGAATTACACTCCTTTTCAATTGTTCGATTCCTTAAATCGATTTTTTAGAAAAAATGCTGAAGACTACTATGTTAAACTTAGTACTACACCTTTTATGGATGTTAGTAAACTAGAAGCTCCACCTTCTTGGGTAGATAATTTATATTAAGTATTATCGAGTCTGTCCTCTCGTTAATATAAAGAGATAAATGTAAAGTGCGATTTACATTTTATTACAAAGGAAAAATATATATAAAAATTTTTCATTCATTAAAAGAAAGGAGAATAACGTATGAGATTCGGAATTCGCGAGATCTGCGACGTTGTTTTCAAACCTTTAACTCCTGTAGATTTTGGTAAACAGCACTTTGATAAAGGACAGCCTTGTCTTACAATTGATACCGCAAAGACTTCAACTATTGAATCAGCTGTTACCACAGTTTATGCGCAGGGCGGAAAGGGTAACCCCCGCTTAATTGGTTGGGACGGAGAAAAGACAATTACCTTCACCGTAGAAGATGCTCTATTGTCAGAACAATCCTTTGCAATGCTTTCTGGGTGCGGAATTGCCGATGCAGTTGAAGGTAAGCCTATTTATGTTCATACTACAGCCACTACCGTTATTGGAGGAACTGCAGCAGCTCCTGAAGCTGTAATTGAAGGCGTTGACGCTAATGCTGATGTTTTCATTAGCGCTGCTGCTCCTATGTATGCTACTATTTTAAATACTGCTGGTGCCGCAGAAGCATATCTGCCTGCCATTAAAGCCGATCAAGTTAGTCGTACCGGTGGGTCAGTAACAATTGACCTTTCAGACGCTCGTACTCTTACTGAGGCTGCTGCTTATTTAAATAGCAGCATTACTTTTGACTTTTATCTCAAATATGAGAAAAATGTAAAAGAAATGGCAATTACCCCTGATAAATTTGCTGGTTATTACTACATTGAAGCTTCCACCCTTTTCCGTGACGAAGAGACTGGTGCGGACCTTCCTGCAGAACTTATTATTCCTCGTGGTAAGATTCAATCTAACTTCACCTTAAGCATGGCAAATAGCGGTGATCCATCAACATTTACTTTCACAATTGACGCCTTCCCTGGTTTTACAAAATTTGATAAAACTAAGAAAGTTCAATTTGTACTTCAAGTCGTTGATGCTGCTAATGCAGAAATGCACGATTATAGCGATAAGACAATTGAAGAGCACCTAGAAAATGCTGATTGGGATACTTCAATGAGTGCGGCTAACACTTCTATTTATGCAAGTGACACCGCTCTTCCTACAGCGACATATACTTATACCGCAGTAGAGAATCCTACTGGTCAAAATCCAAAAGCAAAAGGTTGGTATGAAAAAGTAGGTAACTCTTATATCTTAAGCCAAGACACAGAACCTACTGAATCTAAGACCTATTATACTCGCTCACAGGCTTAGAGAATAAACTAAATAATTACAATTGAATATTTTAAATTGAATAAGAGGATACTCTAAAAGAGTGTCCTCTTTTTTTGTATGCGGAGGTGAGTAAAATTTTAAGATTAGAAGGACTTCATACCTTTTGGGTCGATGAATTAAAAGAAAATTCAAATCCTTTGCAAATTTTACAAAAAGTTAAACAAGATATTTGGCAAGATCAAGTTAAAAGATATCAATCGCGATTAGAAAAAATGGCTTCATTAAATAAAGTAACTTTACAACAGTTTGAAGAAATGATTGATTTAACGACTAATGAATCTACCCGTTTAAAAATATTTGAAAGAAAATTACAACAGTCAACAGGTTTTTCTTCTTTTCAAGAATTAAAACTTTCAACTAGCGGAAAAATAAGAAGTTTAGCTTATGCAACGCATGAAATAAATGAATTAAAAACAGCGATGGAAGAAGCTTATGCTGCAATATATAATCTTGCTACTAATTCAGGTACAATAGAGACGTATCAAACCCTTGTTGCTAAACGAATTGCCGCAGAGGCAGATGGAAAAACTTTGTCTGAAATAGATAAAATCGTAGAAATGGCAATGACGTCTGGAAAAACAAAAGAAGGAAAAAGTACATATAAAACTTTAACAAGTGGGGTAATAAAAAATTTTGCCAAAAATAATACAGTTATAGAAACAAATTTTGTTGCTGGAGGACAAGGATTAAGTCAAACTTTAAATAATACACTTAATAAGTTACAAGGTGCTATTAAAATATTAGAAGCAGCAGAAGGAATGCCTAATTTTAATAATGGTAGTTTAACTTCTTATTTAGCCTATTATATGGCTAGTATGATAGATAAATCATTGGGTTTTGCGCTAGAGGGATTTGAAGTTAATTTTTTAAATGATATGGATTATATAGAACAAGATCGTGTAAATACTGAGATTCAAAAAATATTTAAAGGAGCAACTATATCTCGCTCTGCCGTATCATTTGGACAAGAAAATGTAAGCACAGGACAAGAAAATAAAAAAGGGAAAATGCAAGAAACTACGGCTACAGCAGACGTTATTGCAAAATATCGAATTAATAAAAATGGAAAAGGCTCTTTGGACGTTCTTATTCCTATTTCAGTAAAGGGATATAAATTAACTGGAGAAAACAAAACAAAAAGAGCTATTCATGTTTTAACATCAGGAAAAACTCGTTCTATTGAATCTATTATTAATAGTATTATGATATCTGAAAGACAAAAAGCTATGATTTATAATGTTTTTGGATCAAGAGCGGGTAAAACTCAAAAAAATAAAATGGCAATTACATATAATCAAAATGCTCTTCAAAACGAAGTTGCAGAAGTAAATGCAATAGCGGCATATAGTCTTTTAGTTGATAGTTTATCAGGACGAGCATCTGGTACTGATATGAGAAATAACGCAGTTGTTTTTGATTTAAATGGTAAATTATTTACTATTTCAAATTTACTACAAAGATTAAAACCTAAAACGGGAGATTTAAGTATGATTATCGATGAAGAATCATATGTAAAAAGAAAGACAGAAATCGATCCTGGCTTAGGCAAAGATGAAAAAAGTGATGAGCTTAAAGCAAAACGTTTTGAAAATGTACGAAATATGTTGGTTAATGCAAAAGCAAATATTGCTTTACAGAATTTAGGTCTTTAATTTGACAAGAAATATTTTTTATGTTATATTTTATAAAATAAAATTTTAACAAAGGAGATAAAATGATTGATTTAAATTTTGAACATGAGAAAAAAATTTCTTCTCAAGATTTATATAACATTGTTAGTAATGCTATTGATGTTGCCAATGATGATGGAATGTTAAATAGCTTTATTTTTCAACGAGCTCTTTATGTATTTGCGGCAGCTGTAGTTTATGAAGAACAAACAGAAAACATTATGACAAAGATTTCCAATTTCCCTGAACTTTGGGATGAATTAGTAGAAAATAATACTATCGATAATCTAAAAAATGATTACGCGCAAGAAGTAACTATGCTATCTAGTATTGGAAAAGACTGGTTTGAAGAATATAATGAACATATTCATTCCAGTTATGCAGTTGTTACTGCGGTATCAGATATTATTCAAAATTTTACAGCTAATTTTCAAAATCAAGTAAATGATTTGTCAAAAAATAAAGTCTTCTCAGATCTTGTTGAAACAGCTTCTCAATGGGGTATGAACAACGACAACCCCGCAGAAAAGGCTAAACAAGATAGTTTATTTGAAGTAGTAAAGTAAATAGCTTGACAAAATTAAATAAATAAATTCTATCGATTTTTAAAAAACGATAGAGTAAAGATAAAAGTGAAAGGGTAGAGTATTATCATACTCTACCCTTTTTTTATTTGAAACATAAGGAGAGTGATTAAGCGTGGCAAAATATACTAATGAAATTCATTATAATGTCACCACTGATTTTAAAGATAATGGTTTAAATAAGCTTAATCAAGAAATTATAAAAATTCAACAGAAATTACAAAATTTAAAATTAGAAGTTAAAGATACTAGTAGTATTGATAAAATTACCACTAAGCTTGATAACTTTAGGGATGCGATTAACCAAAGCTATAATTTTAGATTAAATACTACTGATTTAACTAAAATGAATCAGTTGCTCAATAAAAATGGCACTGATTTACGAAGTCTCGCAAAAGATTTTGCTTCACTTGGCGATCAGGGTCGAATAGCTTTTATGCAAATTAATAATGAGCTAGCTCGTTTTAATATGCAAGCTAAGAATGTTTCTGCCGTAACTCAAAAAATTTGGAACACCATAGGAAATACTGTTCGTTGGGGAATAATTTCTAATGGTTTTCAAACAGTTTTAGACAGTATTTCTCAAGCTACAAATTATGTTAAAAGCCTAGATCGGTCTTTGACTGACATTCGTTTGGTATCTAATTATAGTGCGCAAGAGATGCAAAGATTTGCAGAAGAAGCAAATAAAGCTGCTAAAGCACTTGGATCAACTACTGTTGCTTATACAGACGCAAGCGCTATTTTCGTACAGCAAGGTATGTCACTTAACCAAGCAGAAAAAATGGCAGATTTAACTATTAAAGTATCTAACATTACTGGTCAAACTACTTCTGAAGTTTCTGAACAAATCACTGCTTGGATGAATGGTTATCAACTACAAGCAGATGAACTTCAAAGAACTTTAGACAGTGTAGTTAAAGTTGCTGCTGTATCTGCGGCAGACACCGAAGAGATTATGACTGCGGCAAGCCGTGTTGCATCAACCGCAAGTACAGTAGGTGTCACAACTGATCAGCTAATCGCGCAAATGTCTACAATCATTTCAGTAACTCGTGAAGCGCCTGAAGCGGTCGGTAATGCGATGAAAACTATTTATTCAAGACTTAGTTCTTTGCAATTGGGCGAGACTCTTGATGATAACGTAACTTTAAATAGTATGACTAAAACACTTGAAAAAGTTGGTGTTCAAGTTCTTGATGATAACAATAATCTTAGAGATATGGGAACTATCATTGAGGAACTTCAAGCTAAATGGGTAGATTTAAGTGATGCACAAAAAATGGCGGCTTCTGTCCAGTTAGCTGGTCGTTATCAGCTTAACCGTTTTTTGGCGTTAATGAACAATCAACAATATTATAAAGATATGATGGCTGCCGCAGGAGATGCAGGTGGATTCTTAGATGAAAAACAAGCTGTATATCTTGAAAGCTTAGAAGGTCACCTTGAAACTTTAAAAGCTTCTATTGAAGGCATTGCTACAGCTGGTCTTGATACAAATGATTTTAATGATTTTCTTGAGGTATTAACAGATGTTACTGATGCTATTGGTTTTGCGGTAGAAGCTATGGGAGGCTTTGGTCCTATTTTAACCGCTATTGGACCAATTTTATTAAAAACATTTTCTGGTAATATTGCTCAAAGCGTAACTCGTTTTGCTGGAAATATAGAACAAGCCACATTAAAAATTAATAATTTAAAATATTCTAGTGAAATACTTAAAATAGCTAATGAAGAAGTTGTTTCTAGCTTTAAAAGAGAAGACGACGTTATAGGACCTTTAATTGAGGCTTATGAACAATTAGCAAATGCAAGAATTGAATCTAATTCTAATTTGTCTGCAGAAACACAGCAACAATTAAATCAAGCTTTTGAGCAAGGGGTTTCAATTCTTGAACAATATATTGCTTTAGGGAAACAAGAGACTCAATTAGTAAATGAATTTAATAAAAAACGAGATGTTTTAACGGGCGTTGGTTTTGAGGTTTCAAAAGATAATAAACTTAATTATAATAAACAAGATTTTCAAGAAAAAGGAATTATTGATCAAAATTTTAAACTTACAGCGGGAGCTGCAGCAGCTTTAAATAAACAATTAGGAATTAATGTAAAAGCTGGAGAAAATTTTGATAATGTAGTAAAAAAACTTGAAGCAGATTTGGCAAAGTTAAATCGTCAATTTGAAAAAAATACAAAGGATTCTGCTGAAGCAGCTGCTACTGTAAAAACTTTAATAAATAGTTATAATGAATTAGATAGAGCTGTTAGGCTTGAAAATTTTGTTAATGCTACAACTAAAGCGCTTGGCACTATTGGACAATTGGTTATGGGCGTTCAAATGCTTCAAACAGCATTTAATAATTTTAATGATGAAACAATTGAAGATCCAATAGAACGTTTTAATCAAGGAATTATTGATCTTAGCTTTGGCGCAACTATGTTGCTACCAATACTTTCTAATTTAATAAAGCATCATGTTGAGTATAGAAAAGCTGTTGTTGCGGCCGAAGAGGCACAAGTGGTTTTCAATAGAGTACAAAAAGAAGGTGCTGCTGTTGAAATTGCAGGAGAAATAATAAATGCTACTACTGCCACAAAAAGGCTTGAAAAAGCTCAAAGTGATGTGAAAAAATTAAAAATTGGTTCTTATTTTTCTGAAGCAGCAAGGATGCTCGCTGGTTTTGCAGGAAAAATAAAAGAAGTTATTAGCGCTTTAGCCCTCTCTGCTCCAGGAAAAATTGGTTTAACTATTGCAGCTTTAAGTGCGCTCGGAGCTGCGGTAGCGGGAGTTATTACTCTTTACAAAAATTTCTTTTCTGAAGAAGCTAAAGCTAAAAAACATCAAGAAGAATTTATTAAAAAACTTCAAGAATTAAAAGCAGCCGCTTCAGAAGCTAAAGATAAACATGAAGAACTAATGTCTTCTATTCAAAATTATCAAGAAGCAAAAAAAGCTTTAACTGATTTAACAGAAGGATCAGACCAATGGCGCCAACAAGTTGAAAAAATTAGAGATTTAGTTGACGAATTAATTGAAAAATATCCTAAATTAGCAGATAAAATTCATTATACCAAAGATAATGTTCCTTATATTCTTCAATCTGATTTAGATGCAGAAGTAAGACAAAGTGCTATTGATAGCTATGATTCAGAAATGCGAATAGCGAGTGAATTAACAGCAGAAGGACAAAATGCTGATAGTCGTATAATTGGAGCATTAATTAATTATAGTTTAGATACTAATGCAGATTTTTCAGAACAAAATGCATCTGCAACGACTCTAGCTAGTTCTTTGTTGAATTCTGATACTTTTCATAATACAATAGTTGACCATTATGTTGATGACGTTCTTTCTCAATTTGGACCAACCGGGAGTTTTTCTGTAAGTGAAGGCACTGAAATGCCAAGTAAATTACAAGATGTTCTTAACGCTTTAGACGCTCTTATGCCTGGTCTTTATACTAAATCATCCTCTGGCAGTCATTCAGAAGGAACTTATGAAACAACATATTCTTTAAATCCTCAAGCAACAAAAACAATTAAAGGGTTATCACCAGATTATCTTTTAACTCATGGTTATGGGTGGTATCTTGGAAGAGATATCATGGAAGGCAATAGACCAGAATTAGCTCAGACGGTCATTGATGAAACTTATAATTCTGCAAGACAACAGTTACTAGATCAAGGTATTCTTGAAGATCAATTAGACCGTTTGGAAAAAGGAGAGTCTATTGAATTTGATCGAATAGAAGAAGCATTAAACTTTTTAGATATATTAGAAAATTCTGATTTTGAAAAGTATAATTATTTACCAGACGATTATAGAACAAAAATAACTTCTAAAGAAGCTCAAATAAACGAAGAAATTAGAGGTCCTAGTAATTGGGAGAATCCTTTAACAAATCCTACTAATCCTTTACAAACTAGATATAGTTGGTTATCTTCTAAAGCCCGTGAAAATATTTCTTATAATGATTTTATTGATTTTGCAGACAAGATGGGTCCACAAAATCTTATACAAAATTTTCAAAAAATCAATGAAATGTTTTCAAAAGGTTTGTCTGAAGAAGAGATTTTAGATGAATTTAATATTTCAGACTGGCAATCTTCTGTAGAGGATGTTCAAAAATCATTAGACAATCTTTTTGGCGATGATATTTTACTTCTTGATAACACGGTCAAAGCTATTGCAGAAGCAAACAATCTAGAAGATGCAGATGAAGAAGTTCAAAAACGAATCACAAATCTTGTTCTTCTTTCTAAACAAGCAGCTCAAAATCTTTTAGAGGGTTATGAAGAAAACTTAGAAAAATTTAATTCTGATGATATAGTTGTTTCTACAGAAGGATTAACTTTCTTCCAGAAACAATTGTCTGACCTTTTGATGATTCCTCTTCAAGAAGTTATAAATTCTGGTCTTGCGGAAAACCTTCTTAACGATGAAGATTTTAATTTTGAAGGACTTTGGTCTGGAGATTCACAAGCTCTTGCAGAAGCGAGAGAAGCTTTTCTTGAATCTGCAGAAACCGACTTAAACGGTTTAGATTTTACCAGTTTTTATAATACACTTCAATTAAAATTAGAAGAAGGAATAGATACACAAGAACTTTCTGATTCAATAAATGGCGTAATAGAAAATCTTGGACTTACTCCAGCAGACAAAGAGCAATTCCTTGCGGCGTTAGGGCTAAAAGAAATTGGAGAAGATGAAAAAGGGCATTCTCTTTTTGCTCCAATAGAAACAGGTACAGCAGAAGCGGAAGTTGCATTAAGCGACTTTGCGCAAGCCTTAATGGAAGGCAATTCTAAAATTTCAGAAGCTCAAGCTCAACAAATTGCACAAAATCGCCAAGAGGCAATGGTTGAACGCGGTATTACTGACGAAGATGCTCAATTAGCTCTTGCTAGAGCTGGATTAACAAGCAACGTTAATTTAGATCGATTTGCAGAACTTTATGACAACGGATTAGGTACTGGTAGTGTTGATGAAGTTATTGATCAAATAACCGAGGAAAATACCGATTACGCAAAAACAATGTCGGGCTTCAAACAAAAGGTTCAGGAATTAGGTGGAACTTATGAAGAAGCTCAAAAACAAGTAGATAATTTAATTGATAGTGGAATTTATGAGCATGAATATGAAGCTCGACAAGCTGTGCTTCAATCGTTAGAAGAAGAAGCTGAAGCCAATGAAAAACAAAATGCTGCTCTTCAAGACCAAAGAGAAATGACCACTATCGCTCTTCAAGCCTTAAATCCTTATGCAGCACAAGAAGAAATTTCAAATGCTATTGAAGGAATGACGCAAGAAGAACTGAAAGGTTTTAGCGATTATTATAGAGATTTTGGCCAAGGATTTTCTGTCGGGCAAGCTGCTGAGAATTATCGAAAATCTTTAGATCAAACTCCTTGGTGGGCAGATGAAAGCCATAGAGGTGAATACGCAGAAGAGCAAGGATTTGATTCAAAAGAATTTGAAGAAGCGTATAAAGCTTATCGGGCAGTAGGAAATATCCCTAAAGAAGCTGCAGAACAAGCTTTAGAATTATTGCAAAATAACCAACTTATGGCTGAACTTGAAGAAGAAGAAGCTGAAGCAAGACAAAAACGTCTCGATGCAGAACAACGCCAAATTGATGCTGAACAAGCTATTTCAGATTTATATGATCAATATAATTCTGAAGAAGGTTTTAGCATCAGTGAAGGTGAACTTAATACTGAAAAAACAATAAACTTTAGAGGCCAACTTGAAAAAATGCTTGGTCTGGAAGCAGATAGTCTTTCTGGAGTTCTCAATGAAGAACAATTAACAGAAATTGCAAATTCAGACGAACTTAAAGCTGTTTTAAGTGGTGACGAAACTGCTATTGACGATTTTGTTGCTATGCTTGAATCAATGAATGTTCCATTAGAAGAAGCAGGTGTAGATTTTACATATCTTTTTACCTTAATTAAATCTTTAATTAAAGAAACGGTAGAAACTCTTGAAGAAAGATATGCTACTATTCAGTCTATTGCTCAAAATTTAACTGTTAGTGACACTATTAATCAAACTGATTATGATAAATTAGCTGAGACTCTTGGAGAAGAGGGAATGGATGGTTATTTCTCCAAGATGGCTGATGGTACATACCAGTTAATTGGAGACGCTGAAGATTTTTATAATGTTGTTACTGAAGCTTCTCGTCAAGAAATGTTTAATAATATTGCCAATCCTGAAAATGATGAAGTCACCCGTAGAGCCAATAGCGAAGAATTACTTAGCACAGCTGGTAATCTTGATGAGTTAGATGCGCTTTCTGCACAAATTGCTAATATTGCGGGGCCAGAAAATGTTTATGGATATGCCGAAGCACTTATTAGTTTAAGTTCTCAATATGAAAATTGTTTTGAAGAAATAGAAGATTTTCAACAAGCTTTAAGCTTAGGTGATGAAACATTAATTAAACAAACCGAAGAAGCACTAAGAGCTGCTAATGTTATTGGAGAACTTTCTGATAAATATGATTTAGTAGCGGAAGACGTTGAAACACAAGCCAAGCTACTTCAAGAAAATGCTGATAATTATGAATTAAATGCGGAACAAGCTGCAAGATTAGCTGTGGCTAACCGTCGTATGAATCGTGGAATTAAAGAATTAAATGATAATTTTGAAGATTGGTCTAAAATTCTTAAATCTGGCGATCATACAACAATGGATTATGCTGATACACTCAACGATGCTTATGATGCATTGGCTGATTTAACAGGAGCATTAGATGCTGCAAGTATACCAGTAGGATTTTTAGATGATTCAACAGAAGATGGAGCTCAACATCTTGAATGGTTAGGTCGTGCAGCTGAAGGCGATGTTCAAGCTATTAATTTACTTGGCAGTTCATTAGCTATGGCGCAAGTTGAAGCAATGGAAGTTAATGATGCTTTTAAAGGAACTATTGACAGTTGGCAAAATCTTAATGATGAACAAATAGCTCAACGTTTTGATAATTTGCGCGCACAAGTTATTTCTGCTATGGGAGACATTCATAATGCAATCGCAGAAGGATTATCTCCAGAAGAAATTCAAGAAAAAATTAATTCAATGGGAACTGGTTGGGTAGACGCTTTAAATAATATGGCTTTGACAACTGGTATGTCTGTTGAACAAATGAATAGTTTGCTTGGACAATTAGGTGTTCAGGCCAAAGTTGAAACAACTTACGTACCACAAACAATGGAAGTTCCTACTTATACAACATATGAAACTATGAGTGAATATAATGCTCCAGAAAAAGACGACAAAGGACAAATTATTAAACCTGCAACCTGGAGTAAAACAAGTTGGACTGTCCCCGGAGCTCCTGTTACTGTTGAAGGTTATGCTCCTGTTGCTCAAATTAGCACAGAAAAAAATCCAATGTCTCCTATAATTTCTTTTACTGGAACTAGTGGTGGAAGTCGTGGCGGTGGTGTTTCTCCAAGTAGTGTACCAAGTAAATCAGGCCGCGGTGGAGGCGGAGGTGGTGGAGGTGGCGCCAAAGAAACCAAAACCAATGAAGCTGACCCAATCGAAAAAGAAAAAGACCGTTATCAAAAAGTTAACGAACAAATTGCTAAAACCGTTGCCGCGTATGATCAATTAACTGAAGCTCAAGAACGCCTTATCGGTCCTGATTTGGTCGCAAATCTTGCTGATCAAAATGAAAAACTTGAAGAGCAAGTTGATCTTCAAAAAGAAAAACTTCGAATTCAAAGAGAAGAACAAAGAGATCGACAAAAAGATCTTACTCAATATGGTATTCAATTTAATTCAGATGGAACTATTTCTAATTATTCAGAAGTTTGGGATGCGCAAATTAATAAATTAGAAGCTGCACGCCAAGCTTACAACGGCACGAGCACAGAGGATGAAGTTGCGAAGGAAAATTGGGAAGCTGCTCAAAAATATTTTGAAGATTTTGAAGAAGGTATCACTAAGTATGATAGCTTACTTGAAAATATTTATGATACCAACGCAGAAATTCAAAAACTTCGTAATGCAATGGACGATCTTTCTAAATCAATTGTAAATGCTGCATATGATGCAATCAATTCTTTGAGAGAATTAGATGATACTATGCGCGATGTTGAATTAAATATTAAAGATCCTCTTGGAAATAATGTTTGGACTCAATTAGAATTTGCAGGTCAAGGTTTGTCTGAATTCTTCCAAATGGATGAAGCTACAGCTAATGAATTATATTCTTCTTTAATAGATAAAGCTAAAGAGCTATTAGATAACACAGAAAGCGAAGAAGAACAGAAAGCTTTAAGTAAATACATTGCAGAAGCTCAAGTGAATTTAAATACTGGTTCTACTGGTTATATTGATATGTGGAATAAACTAAGCCAAGATTTAATTCAAGAATATAATAATTTAATGAATGCTGGTTTTAATGAAAGTAATTTAAGTGCGGGCAGCTTAATGGAACTTATGCAAACTGCTTTTGAAAATGGAGCAGATTTGTTAAGTGATTTAACTAAACGAGTTCAAAATCTTCATGATGCAGCTCTTGATGGTATAAAAGAAATTGGAGAAGAAATAGATCAACGAGCGCAAGCTTATGAACAAATAAGTGATGAACTTGAACATCAAGTTGAAGTTGCGCAAATGCTTTATGGAGATAAAGCTTATAGTCAACAAGATAGAATTTATCGAGCTCAATTACAAAATTCTGAGAGTCAATTATCAATGGCTACTCAAACTATTAAACTTTATCAATCTATGTTAAATAGTATGACAGAAGGAACCGAAGAATGGGAAGAAGTTCATGAAAAATTAGTCGATGCACAAAAAGAGTATAATAAATTAATAGAACAAGCAGTTAAATACAGTCAGCAATTATATGAAAATAGTGTTAATGCAGAATTGGACGGCTGGATTAAGAAGGTTCTCGGAAATGATATTGATTGGGTTGAAGAGGAATGGGAACTCATGCAACGAAATGCCAAGCAATATTATGATGAAACTGAAAAAATTTATAATATTCAAAAAATACAAAATGGATATGAAAAACTTCTTAATAGTTCTAATCAACTTGATACGCAACAACAAGTTACTAAACAAATGAATCAACAATTAAATTATTTAAAAAATAAAAATCAGCTTTCTAAATATGATGTTGATTATGCTAATGCTCAATTACAAATTCTTCAAAAACGTATTGCTCTTGAAGAAGCTCAGCGCAATAAAAATCAAATGCAGCTTACTCGTGATAGTCAAGGTAATTATACTTATACTTATACTGCCAACAAAGAAAATGTAGACAATGCAGAAGAAGAATTGTCTGAAGCAAGATTTAATGCTTATGAATTATCTAAAGAACAAATTGTACAATCTCAATCAGATGCTTTATCTACGTTAAAAGATTTTTATGCCGATGTTCAAGAAATTGCTACTAATTATAGTTTATCAGAGGAAGAGCGCTCTGCAAGAATACAAGAGCTTTGGGACATGAATGAAGAATATTTACGAGGATGCGCAGAACAACTTAATGTGTCTTATGGACATATTCAAGCTGATTTTTATAAAGTATTAGAAGAATCAAATCAAACTTTATTTGATTCACAGATAACTGCCATGTCCGTTCTTTCTGATTTTTATTTACAGGCTCAAGAAATTGCTACAGATCATAGTTTAGCTGAACAAGAACGTGCGCAAAAACTTCGTGAACTTTGGGATGGTAATAAAGATTATTTAGAAGAATGTGCGCAACAATTAGGAGTATCTTTTAAGAATATTCAAGATTCATATTTTGGTGTTATTGAAGATATTCAAGCAACAAGCGAACAACATTTAGAAGAATATGCTCAAGTATATGAAGATGCTTATAATAATATTGTACAACAAGTTTCACAAGCCGCAGAAGCATCTGGAACAACTTTAACTGATTCTCAAAGACAAGCATTAGAAGCATTAGGTGCTTTTTATACCGAAGCTGAACAAATAGCTAGTAATCAAGATTTAACTGAAGAAGAACGACAGAAAGCATTAACAGATCTTTGGAATAAAAAAGAAAGCTTTTTACAAGGAATTGCTGAAAAATTAGGTATATCTTATGATAATATGCAAAATAATTTTTACGATTCTATTGAAAAAATGGAAAAAGATAGTACTGAAGATTTGAAGCGATATCAAAATTCAATAAAAGATTTCCAAGGCAACACTTTAGATCAATTTAAAACATTGGTAAATGATATTGGAGATGCTAGTGAAGCCGGTTTAATAGGGAATAAAGAAAGTATAGCAAAAGCTTCTGAAGATATAGAAAATAATATTTCAGATTCTTTATCTAATATGTTGGGAGATATGGAAGAATTTTCAGAGGATACCGATGACACTCTTGATAACATTGAAGATAGTTGGAATGATTATGGAGAAACAATAGGGGATATTAGTGATAGTGCAGAAAATGATATTACCGACATTACTTCAACTGTTCAAGATTGTGCAGATGTAACTGATAATTTAACCGAATCTCAAAGAGATTTCTTTGATTTATTAGAAGATCAATCTGGTGTAGTAACTACTTATCTTAATATAATGCAAGGATATATTAATAAAATTTCTCAACTCGAAGGAGAAATGCGAATATATAAAAATACTATTAGTCAGCTTAAAGCTACTTTAGCTAAAAATTATATTAGTTATGAACTTAATGGAGAAAAAATTATTAATAATAAACCTGCTTCAACTTCAAGTAGTAATACTAATAATAAAAATGGTAATTCTAATAATAATAATAATAAAAATTCTGGTTCTGGTAATAACGCTAATAAAATAATGGTTGGCGCTATAATAGGTTATACAGGAAGCTATTCGAATGATTCTTGGGGTGGTGGACCTTATGGCAGTTATTACTCAGGACAAAGAAATAAAGTTAGAATTTCTACTTTTTCTAGTTCAGCATATGGTGGAACGCAATCTAATACTGGTTCTCGTGGTATTCATATTGAAGATCTTGAAGGAGGATGGCTTGGTTGGATCGGTCAAGATCAAGTCATGTTTAGAACTGGTGGTTATACTGGTGATTGGAACGATGGTTCTGGAAAATTAGCCGTTCTTCATAGTAAAGAATTAGTTTTAAATGCAAAAGATACTGAAAATATGCTTGCGGCAGTTGAACTTGTTAGACAAACTGTTAATGCAATGCAACAATCTAATCTTAGTTCTGGAATTAGTAGATTAGCAAAGAATTCTGGATCTAATAATAATATTAATCAAACAGTGACAATTAATGCTAATTTCCCCAATGCTACTAGTGAAAATGAAATTAAAACCGCTATTCTTGGTTTAGTAGATCAAAGTATTCAATATGCTTCTAGAATTAAACCAAGTGGAAAAGTGCTTTAATTTGGACAAAATAGAAAAAAATGTCTTTAATAAAAATTAAATATCATTAGAATATTAGAGATAAAATGAGTTTATGAGAGAAGAATATAAAAAATATTCTTCTCTCTTTTTATTAAGGAGGTCAAGGTGGCTGATGAGATTCAAGAAAAAGTACTTGAAGCTATAGATGTTTTAATTAATAATAGATTAAATCAACTTGACTCTGATACAACGATAACTGCTACTATTATTGATGTATTAAATGATACTGGTACAGAATATAATTGTGAAGGCAACGGTAATAATTTTAATGCAACATGTTTTGCAGATAATTCGTTTGCTATTGGAGATTCTGTTTATGTTTTAACGTCAAAAGAAAGAAATTTAATTTTAGGAAAAGTAAATTCTGGTCAAAATATAACAGAGACTTCGTTTACTACTCAAAACAATTATTATTCTGTTGGCGGAAATTTTATATCATTAAATAGTTACACAGAAAAAATTGGAATTTCTTCTTTTAAAAAATCAGATATTAAAACAATTTATAATTATAATAACGAAGAAGAAAATAATTTAATTAATATTTCAGAATTAGAATTAGCTAAATTTACTAAATATATAGAAAAAGCAGACAGCTTAATTCTTCAAGCAACTTTTCAAACCAATCTTCCTATTGATCAAATAAGAAACACATCTGGTGTTTATGGTTTAAGAGTTGTTTTAAATTTTGAACAGAAAGATGATAACGAAGAACCTTTTACTTGGACAAAAACTTTATATCTAAATAGTTCAACAATGATTGGTAATCCATATCAATATACTTCTCCCACTAAACAATATATTATTTTAAATTTAAAAGATAATGAAGGTAGATATTTTAAAAATATTCAATCTATTGATTTTATTGGTGGAAATTTTGTTACGACTGATCAAGAAGAAATAGAAAACAATATTTTTTGTTCAAATATAACATTGTCTTGTTTAAAAGAAATTGAAAAAATAAATGACTATTATATTTTAATTGATACTCCAACAGGAGCATGTTTTAATTCTATTAGTAATGAAATAGAAGATAATGTAACTGTTAATGCTTCAGTATATTTAGATAAAACAGATATCTCTATGCTTTGTTCTTATGCTTGGTTTGTAGAAGATAGTAGAATAAATATTGAAAGTACAAATTATCGTTCTATTGCGGGTCCTGGTTGGAGATATTTAGGTTCTGAGAATATATCAAAAACTTTTTCTTCAATAGACAATCAAGCGTCTGAAATAAGATATTTGTGTATTGCAAGCTATAATAATGAAATTATCATTCAACAACATTTTTCTCTTTTTAATATTGCTAATAATTTATCTAAAATTAAAGTTTATTCTTTAAATGGAAAAATTAATTTTTCTTTTAATAGTAGTATTCCAACTTTAATTTGTTTAATAGATGACACAGAAAATTTTGATAATTCTTATAATTTTTTCTGGTATAAAAAAGAAAATAATTTTTCTGATTTAATTACAGATGAATTAACTGCACAAAATTATTATGAAACATTAAGAGAATCTTTAAATAATACTGATCCTCTAGCTTTGATGGAAGCAAAAAATAACATAGACAATTACAAAGGTGTTATTTTAAATAATAATAGATTAACTTATCCTGTAAAAAATATTACAGCAAATCAAATAACTTTTATTTGTCAAGTATATAAAGATGATATTTTTATTGGACAAGATAGTATTACTCTTAGTAATTTAATAGGTGATAATAATAAACATGTTATAATTAATAATGGTAATCAAGTCTTTCAATATACAGAAACAGGAGAATCTCCTTGTTTAGAATCAAGACCGTCTCCACAAGAAATTTTACCATTAACTGCGCAAGCTTTCAATTCAATTGACGATCCTATATTAAATAGTAATATTCAATCTATAGTATGGAAATTCCCTTCAATAATGTCTTCAATGATTATTCCACCTTCAGAAGCAGAATTATTAAATGAAGACAATAATAATTACTATCTTAATGCAACTATTGATCAACCTATTAATTTTACTATTAAACCAATATATGATATTTTTGCTAATAATAATCAAATTAGTGTTATTTTACAGACAATTAATGGTGAAACGTATACTGGTTCTACTAATTTTACTTTTACTAAAATAGGTGATTTTAATAATAATGGTATTAATTTAGCTGCAAAAATTACACCAATAAATAATGTAAAAAATTTGACTTTATTTTTACAAAAGAATATAATTGATAATAATAATAATAATTATTATACAAATAAAAATTATATTGGAATAAATGTAAATTATGATGGAACAACAAATACTTCTACAATACCAACACATTCAGTAATAGAAGCTTTGCATTTATTAGAAGAGGCTCCTAATCCAAAAACTTTGTGCGGATATTGGGCAGAGTATATAAAATTAGTATATTTAACTAATAATATTTCTGTTTCAGAAGAAGAACTTCAAATATGTAAAACATTATATTATAATTTAAATCAAATTTTTAATAATCAAAAAACCGTTGAAGAAGTTTTATTTAATTATCTAGATAATTATCAATCAACATTAAGTTTTGATCATTGGAGTGACGGTAATTTAGATAACACTCCTCGATTAAAAGTTAGAGCTTATAAATCTGGAGCAGAAATTACTCCTAATAAAATTACTTGGTCAATTTTAGGGAGTACCAATCGTTCTAAATTTTTAAGTGTTAGTCAAGCAGATGATCCTTCAGAATGTATTGTTGGAATGCGAAATGATTTAAATGATATACGTAGTAATGTAACAAATAATTTACTTATTCAAGCTATGATTAGTTACATAGACGAAGAAAATAAAGAAAGTGTTTGCTATGCAGTTTATCCAATCAATATAGTTATTTTAAGTAATAATCAAATTTTACCAAATAATTTTGAAATTATTGAAGATCAAACATTGCGTTCTGTTATGTACAACAAAGAAGGTCGTAATCCTATTTATAATAGTAAATTAGGTGTTGCATTAAAAGGAATTGATGATTTTACTTATTCTTATTGGATACCAGAAAGTGGTAATGGTGATAGTAGTCTTAATGCACCAATGACAGTAGAACAAGAAGATTTTGGTTTTTATAAAGTTATTCCAAATAATATTTATAATGGAGAATTTACTAATACTAATATTCATATTATTTTATATAATCCAATCAATAATTTTAATAATTTAACTTCAATTTATAAACAATATGGTCAACCAAAAGTGGATATATATATTCCTATTCATTTTTATTTAAATACACACGAACTTACTGCTCTTAATTCTTGGGACGGTAATCATCTTACTATTAATGAAGAAGAGAATTATATACTAGCGCCGCAAATAGGAGCTGGTAAAAAAGAATCTGATAATAGTTTTACTGGTTTAGTAATGGGTGAAGCTAAATATTATGAAGATATAGAAGAATCAACAGGAGAATTAAAACCATCTTCTTCTATTGGATTATTAGGATACAATCATGGAAAACAATCTATATTTTTAGATGCAGAAACTGGTAGTGCAGTTTTTGGTTTACCAGAACAACGAGCCTCCGCAGAAAACAGTTATACAGAAGGAAGAGTTGTTATTAATCCTGGCGGAGAGTCTAAAATTGGTATGTGGACTATTGGTTCTCGTGCGCTTTATAATATTAATAAAGGTTTGCAAATAGTAGATAAAGATGGAAATCCAACTCAAACAAGTTCTTCTCATCAATATGTTGCACCTATTGGACATGATCCAGATTTATTAAAAAGTTGTTATTTAAGTAATGATGAAATTGGTTTAGATTATACTGATTATCAAAATAATAGAGAAATGATTAGTTATGGATATGCTCCATATTTTAGATACTTTAAAGATAGAGGATGGACAAGTACTAATAAAGGAGCTTATGATATAAAAAATGCTTCTGTTGTAATTCCACCAGATGCTCAAGGTTTAGTATTAAGCGCAAATCCTGCTTTTATAAGCGCGAAAACAATGCCATTAAAACACACTAATATTGCTAATAAAGTAAATACTGTAGAAAATGGTTATTTATTAACAGATATTAATTTAGGTCAAGGAGGAACGGTTCTTCAAGAAGGAGATTCTCTTGAAGTACAAATTAACCCTAATAGCACTTCTCCTTTTGGTATATTTAGACATACTAGGTATTCTTTAACTAATTATCCGTCTAACTATGCTGGACGTTATTATCGTTATCCTTTAATGGGTATTAACCATAACGGTCAATTATTTGTTAACAGTCTTCAAAATGGAGAAACTGATTTAAGGATTGGTCAAGTTGAAGCTTTTGGTTATCAAGTTGGTTCTGTAGCTGAGAACAGTCCTTTCTTGGGACATAAATTTATTTATACAGATGAAAGTAATAATGAACGTGTTATTTCTAAGATGTTTATTAATAAATCAGAAGATAGTGGTAATAATTTAAGTCCTTTGTATATTACAGCAGGCCAAAATCAAACTAATGAATATTCTCGAAGCATTAATATTCATGGAAAAACCATTAATCTTTTTGCTACAAAAGAAAATGATCAAGATACTTTAACAAGTCATAGATTAACAATTTCTGATGATAATATTGAACTTGGACATTTGGAAGCTTTAACTTATATTACAAATGAAAGAACTGTTTATGCAACAGGTTTTCAAATTGATGGTTGGGATGAATATGTAGATAGCATATATCCTAATTTTAAGTATTATGGAAGTCTTTTTGAGAGAAATATTAGTACAGTTTATAAATCTAATAATGTAATTATTAATCCAGGAGAAGACTATTATGTAAATATTAAAACTCCTAGTGATATAAGAACTCTTGAAGCTACTGGATTAATTCCTATTACAAAAAATTTAAATGTAAATTTTACAAGTTTTGGTTCATTAAATGATCCATTGCCTATTATAAAAGTTTGTATTCCAGTTCATTGGAATAAAGATGGAATTATCGATTCTGTATATGCAAATGATTATATTATTAATAGTGATAATATAGATGTTGATTCTAGAGAATGTTATTATTATAATATTAATGGATCTAAGGTAATATCTGCGGGTATTTATCCAAGTGGATTAATTGGAAAACATTTCAATAGCGTAAAAACTGATATTATAAAATTTATAGTAAACCCAACGAATATTAATAATTTTACAATTGAACAATTAGATTTAAATAAAATTTTTAATTTGCTTTTAGACGAAGACGATGGTAGCGAAATTATTGAATCAGAAGATCAAACAATTACTATTTCTTCTGATTATCCTGAAAATTTAAATGAATATACTTTGAAGCCAAGTAATTTAGATGAAAATGTTCTTACAATAAATAACTTTTATACTCCACCGAATGGTTATGTTGTATATGAGGGAAATAATATTCCTTCTTTAAATAATTATGTTGGTACTTCAAGTGTAATATTTATAAAAGAAGAAATTACTAATGAAAGTACAGAAGGCGCTATCTTAAAATCTGGAAATTCTGAAAATCTTTATTGGAAACAAACTGTTACAGCTTCTTTTTTGGCTAGGGCTTTAAAAAATACTACAAATATAAAAAGTAAAATTCCTATTTCT